TTCTTGTTGGTTTCGCTGCTACATCTTTAGTTTTTTCTTTTAGTTCTTCTTTTACTTTTTCTTTTATTTCTTCAGAATTTATTAGTGCTACTTTTTTTTTTACTGATTTTGCTCCTTTCTTTGCTTTTTCTTCTGCTTTTCTATCATCTGCTAAAGATTTATTCACATATGAAGCAAATGTTGTATTTTTTCTTTGACCTAATTTATAGAAGTCTGGGTTATCTGCTACATTTCTTGTTGGTCTTGGTTTTGCCTTACCTTTTTCTGCTCTTTCTGGGCGAATATAGGGAGTTATATGTTGAAATCTATCTATAAATTCATCAGCAAGCATTAGTTCTATTAATTGGGCTTTTTTATATTTAGAATATCCAAAGATATTGGTGTTTGCTATCTGCTCTCTTAAATTAAAAACTGGATGCGACTGTAATATTGTTTTTAGTTCCTCTTTTGATGGCATTTTTTAATTATTATATTATATATTATATTATATAAATATATTTTTTAAAAATTAAAATTATTAATCATTAGGCCCTTATTCTTAAATAATATTTTTATTGTTAGTCTATCGTTATCATTTATTATCAATGGATATGTTTGACCGTCTTTTGTGTTCCAAAATATACGAATATCGATTTTTCGTAATTCTATATTGCTTATCATTTCATATAATTTAAGGTTTGTTAATGGTAAAAATTGGATTACCGATTGGTCATTGATTTGAGATAGCGGTTCAAAATCAATTAATATTTGACGAGTTATATTTTTTTGTGTTCCTAACAACTCAGAATTAACTGGTATATTATCGGTTTCAAATATTAAACTCTGAAAATCATTCCAAAGGAATAAATCATTATATTCCTGTGATATTCTGATATAAGGAGAGCCGTTTATAATATCTAAATTATTACCATTATCTTTTATGTTGAAATAATGTGATAATACTGGGTCTATCTCATTACTAAAATTTTGGAATGCTGAAAAGAATGTAAATAGACTAGTATTAAAGTATAAAAATATTGGAGTTAGTTTTTTTATGCTATATTGAGGCTGTGAATATAAACTTATTAACTGGGGTGTTGAATCATATACTAATATCGGTGGTTCTGTTGGTCTATCTATTAATGGTATTGTTAAATAAACGGCACTTGCCGCAAAATTATTAAATGCGGTTTCTAATGCGACATTTATCATATCTAAGAAGTCCTGATAATCATATATCGCTCTACCAATATTTGATGGTATATTACTATTTGGCACAAATATCAATGGTGTTGTAAATACTACCGAATTATATGTTAAAGAAACTGAGAAATCGTCTCTCCAAAGAAAGATGGGTATGTTAGATGATGGTATGCTAAATCTAATTAATGATACCTCGTAATCATCGGATTTATCTAATATTGGATTTGTTCTATTTTCACTAAAAATGCCAACCCCTTGATTTTCAATATCTTTAGTTATAGATATGTTAAAATAATTATAACTATTTTTGTATTCTAAAGTATCTGTTATTTTTAAATTTTCCATTTATTAATAATATTGTATATATATCAATAGAATTTTTTTAAAATTATTAATATGAAACCATTACACCCTTTCGTTTGAAGTAGATTTTTATTGTTAAATTATCTGTGTTGTTTAAGTATATTGGATATTGAGTTCCAGCTTTATCAGCCCAGTAAATTTTGACATTCATATTAGTAAGTGGATAATTGCTAATTAGGTCATAGAATCTCAATGCCCCCTGTGGAAAAAACTGAATAGTGCTTCTATCATTTATAGATGATAGCGGTTCAAAATCTGTTATGATTTTTCTTGTTTTATTTGTTTGAGACCCTAATAATTCAGGTAATGTGGGTATAGTATCAGTTTCTAGTAGTATTTTTTGTAAATCATTCCAGAGGAACAATGTGCTATATTCTTCTGTCATAGTATAATAATCATTACCTACTATAGTGCTTTTATTATTGAAGTTATTTTTAACTCTAATCCACTTAGTTAAGATAAGGTCAGCAGTGCCAAAATTAGGCAAAGCAGGGAAATAATTACTAAGGTTATTATTAAAGTATATATACACTGGATTCGCAATTGTTGTATCATATGCGATTGGTGCTACTAAAGCGCATAATTCAGTTGATGCGGTATAAATCATATATGGCGGAAGTGTTGGTTTCCCTCCAAATGCGGGTGTTCCGGCAACGAAAGCATTAAATGATGCTAATAATCCGACATTTATGGAATCAATCAGGTCTTGGTAATTCCATATTGATTTTCCATAATAATCGTAAGAGCCACCCGAGCTATTTGGTATAAACTGTAATACTGTTGTGAATGTAAATGTTAAATATTTTATTGAAACTGAAAATGAGTTCTCTTTCCATAAGAAAATGGGGATATTCTGTGCTGGAATAGAAAATCTTACGATTGCTAATTCATAATCACTTGGATTGTATAAAACTGGCTCTACGCGAGTCTCATTAAATTGAGCCTGATATGGTAAATCTTTACTGTCATCTGGTTTGCGAATATCAATATTATAATAGATGTGTTCTGAATTATCTTGAAGTTGATTCATTTTATATTTATATTATATCAGATTTTATTTTTTATATTTTATTTAATTACAATTTATAATTATGATATAAAGAAATAGTTATATATATTAATAGAAAGTAATAAAATGGTTAATTATTCAAATTCAATTATTTACAAATTAGTATGTAATGATACTAATATTACTGATATTTATATTGGCTCTACTACTTGCTTTGCTCGTCGTAAAAATCAACATAAAACTAATTGTAATAGTGTTAATAATGAAAACTATAATAGAAAAGTATATCAATTTATTAGAGATAATGGTGGATTTCAGAATTGGGATATGATACAGATAGAACAAGTAGAATGTAAAACTAAACGAGATTTAGAATCAAAAGAACGACACTGGATTGAAACATTAAAATCAACATTAAATAAAATAATTCCAACAAGAACAAAAAAAGAATGGATAAATGCTAATAAAGATGAACTAAAAGAATATAAAAAAGAATGGCATCAAAATAATAAAGATAAACTAAAAGAAAGTCGCAAAGAATATTTTAAAAATTATAGAGATACTAATAAAGATGAAATAAATAAAAAAGTAATATGTGATTGTGGTAAATCATCACGAATATCTAATATAATAAGGCATAAACAATCAAAACCACATATATTTTATGAAAAAACATACAATTTTATTATTTCATAAATATAAATTTAATATTAATACATTTTTTTTTGGTTAATATACTATAGAAGATGTTTCTTTCGTTAATTAGCGGAAAAAAAGTCGCTAAAATAAAAGGAGGAGTAAATGATGGTAAATTTATATATTTGAATGATAAAGGTGTTAATGAAATAAAAATACCAGATGGAATATTACAAGTATTACCAAATAATGATATAGTTGAGAAAATATACATATCAGCCCCATCCGGTGCTGGAAAATCTACATTTGTTGGAAAATGGATGAAAGAATATAAAAAATCTCATAAAGATTCTCCAATATATGTTTTCTCAACGGTTGATGAAGATAAAGCATTAGATAAAAATAATCCAATTCGTATTAATTTAGATGAAGATTTATTGGAAGAACCCCTAGAACCAGTAGAATTAGAAAAATCATTAGTTGTGTTTGATGATAGTGATACAATTCGTCAGAAAGAAATAAGAAGTTATTTAGCATTATTAAGAGACCATTTACTTGAAGTCGGTCGTCATTATAAAATTAGATTATTAATTACATCACACCTACTCTCTAACTACGCACATACCCGTAGGATTTTAAATGAGGCAACATCAGTTGTCGTATTTCCAAGAGCAGGCACGGGCACCTATCATATTAAGAACTTTTTAAAAACATATTGTGGCTTTGATACAATTCAAACTAAAAAATTTATAAATTTACCATCTAGGTGGGTTTTAGTAAATAGAGGCTATCCGCAATATGTATTACACGAACACGGAGCGTATATTCCTAGATTAGATGATTAGATATATATTTTTTATTTTATTTTTATTTAATTGATATAATATATATTATAAAATGAAACTATGCGATAGTGAGTGTGGATGTGGTTGTGATAAAAGACATTATATGTTGTCAGAAAGAGATTTGAAGGAACTCGCAAATACTCATCCCAGTGAATTACAAGGGGCCGGCTTCTTTAGTTGGTTAAAGAAGAAAGCAATGCCAATTACAAATTTAATTAGCCGAGTATCAAATAGGCTTAAATCAATACCAACTCAAATATCTCAACAAAAATCACATATTAAATCAGCGCCATTACCGCGAGCATATTCTGTTGGCGATAGAGGATATAATAATTATCCTAGTAAAACTAATATGTTGCCAATCTTTGAATGGTTTGAAGAACAAGATGAGGGTAGACTACCAGATATGAAAAATAAAAAAGATTATGAGTTTATGGCTTCTTATATTTATAGAAATGCTCCGGAAGAATATTATCAGGAATTTCTAAATAATTTGAGAGACACTTACGAACAAACATACTCAGGACAAGGTGGAACCGGCAGTTTTGTAAATGATATAGGTGATTTTTCTTTAGGTGGTAAATATTATACTTAAATAATAAGATAAATGATTGATTTTTTTTTGATTTTAAATTAATTTTTAATATAATATATCAGATTGCTAATTTAAAATAATTTAAAATAGGATTTTAATAGCAGAATGCCATAAATCTAGCATTTTAACTAACAAATTCACTTTTTTTTGGCATAAATTAATTAATTTATGCTAATTTTGGCATAAATCTAACATATAATATATGGTTAAATATCAATAAATCGCATATATATGCTTACTACACTGTAATATATTAACTAATTAATTTATTTTACTTAATTATTTTTTTTCAAAAAAAAATAATTAAGTAATATATAAATATAAAAATGAATCAACGACAAAAAGATTTAAATTTTGGACAAAAGTTTGAGAATGTAAATTTAGAAATATTAAGTAAATATTTTAAGTGTGAT